TTGTAATAAATCCAAGTGCAAATATCACCATTTGCTGTTGATCTACAGGCACATCTTTAATCATCAAAAGGCCAATAAATCCAAATGCTAGGGCTACTGTACCCAAAGCTAATACAGGTACAACGGCTTTATCTAGGTTTGTAGCGTATTCGCTAGTGGCAACTGCGGCATAGGCTTTACGAGCAGAATCTCGGTCTTGGGCATCTAACTTAGCGTATTCAAGATCAAGCTCTTTAAGCTTCATTGTCATCTCAGGATTACCAGCTAAAGCGGCTGTAACACCTTCTATAGTGTCATCTGGTATTCCAAGCTTATCTGCTATCCAAGCCACGGCCATACCGCCCGCAGGACCAGCCACGGCAGTTGCCAACGCTGGTGCAACACCTTTAAGAATGTTTAATAAAGTATCCATCAAAATGCCCTCAATATAAATTTAAGCCACAAAGTTACTATTAATGCCGCTACAAAACACCATGCTTGAACGCGCCGTACATCTTTAAGATCATGCTGAAATTCTTCATGCGCTTTGCGTTCCATGTTTTCAATATCCAATTTGATCTTAATAACTGCATCCCATTCTTTTGCACCATATTTCTTTACAAAATCAATCTTTAGCTTTGCTTCTTCATCGGAAATGTATTTCTTACGCTTCCATTCATCAAGAGCCTTAACTAACGCTCTTTCTTTTTTTGCTTCCGCTTCTCTTTTTGCTCTGAGCCGTTCTCTAGCTTTTTGTTGTGCAACTTCCAAGCTATCGTTTTGTATGCCTTCGATGCTTTTGGTAAGCGACTTTGCGCCTTCTCTAGCGGAATCTAAGCCACTAGAAAGAGATTTTGCTCCTTCTGAGAAGCCAAATTGATCTGGCATACATCGTTCAGAACTTTAATGCTATAAGGGTGACAATGATGAAGCCAGCAGTGGCAATCAAGATTTGCTCTAGCCTTTTTAGGCGAGCATTGATGGCTTCGTATCGAATAGCGCAAACCGCTTCGTGGGAGTTTAATCGCGCTTCTGTTTCTGTAATATTGCTCATACCAACTCCAGATAAGGTTTTTAATTAGTTATATTGTCTTATCTGGATGAATCTAAAGGAATTTTATCACTTCTTCTGGTGTAACAAAAGCATTTGAATTATGCTCAATGAAGTCCCACCATAGGAATTGGTTCTCGGCCAAGTATGCCCTATCTTTAAGTAAATTGATATTCTCCTTATGGCCAAATATCAATGGGTCAGAAACACTCCATAATACTATCCCTGGCTTGCCCTCAGACCATGCCAAATGCTGAAAAAAGCTGTCGCAACCAATCCAAATTTTACAACCATGAATTAGTTCTTTAAGCTCCCCAAACGCAAGATTTTTCCTAAAATCTGGAACCAGTTGTTCCTCCCCTTCAATACCCACTTGAACAATTGGCTCATCGATCATCTTGATAAGTTCATTCCAAAAGGGGTAATTCTTCGGGTTGCGCTTGCCGTTCTGTAATGCTTTAGCGTATGGGGAAATAATAATCATAAATAAAGCTTTCTAAAGGCATCCTGTAGGCTACCTTTCCAGTTCCATTCGCACATCTTCTTGTAAATATTCCACTGATCTAAATCGCCAAACAGGGCTTGCGCCTCTGCAATCGATCTGCAAGGTATTACATCTGGATAACAACCAAACACTACAGGATTGCGGATAGAACCCAAGATACTATTGAAAACAATGTGATCGCCCAAGCCAGAGTTAAGAACAACAATAGTCCGATCAGACATCCCCACAATATTTCTAAAAATGCGTTCATCATGTTCGTACATTTCCTTCTTGGTTTCGGAGCGAATACCACCTTCTGGGTTTTTCATGTGCCAGGTTACGGCATTAGGCACTGCTAGAATCTTATATCCCTTTAAATGCAGACCATAAGTAAACAATGTTTCTTCCCTATGCGCCACTCGCGACAGCCCAAGGTTGTAATCATGCACTCCAGCGCGGTATAGAAATGAACAGTGAAGATGCTCTACTTCTTTTGATTGCTTTATATAATTCCATTGAATATTCGGTTCTGTATCAATATCTAATACCTTGCCAGTAGAGTTTTTAGTATCCATGACTAATGGCGGTGTCAGTATTGACCCACCAACCGCGCCCACATTTGGCAAGCTGGCATAGCCCAATAAATTGCCAAGGACATGAGGCTCTGGAATGGCATCATCATCGCACCGCCAGACCCAATCGAACCCCATTGTGTTTGCGGCTTGATGGATATGGTGCTGGCCTTTCTTGCCAGCAAATAGCCATTCCCACTTGACACCTTTGATGTCTAGCATCTGAAAGAAATACTGGTAAATCATTTCTTTCCGCATATCTTGTGGCTCATCATTATCATCAAAGATCACCAGCTTATCTGGCAATGTAGTCTGATTAATGATTGCGTTAAGGACTAACGGCAGAGTTGTAAAGTATCGCCCTCTGGTAGCGACTGAGCATAATACTCTAGGCATTGTCCCACCTACAAAGCATCAAACTAAATTTATCGTCTTGGCTAATATGCGATGTTACATAACCATCTTGGTTAATAAACTCATATTGAAAGCCAGGTAAGTCTTTTTCGGTAAGGTGATGTAGCTTGTGATGCTCGCCCCAAAACCCTGGCGGCTCATTATATGGGACAGAAATCAGCAATCGTTTGCAATGTTTCTTTAGCTTCTCAACAATCTCTAAACCATTATCCAAATGCTCGATTACTTCAAAAGCAATGATGGTGTCATGCTGTTGAAGCTCTAATGTATTGATGTCGGCATGAACATAAAGTGTGTTGTTGCGCCATCCTTGCATCGATGCATACTTGGTGATTCGTTCATCATAATCAACACCAACATACCAAATGTCATTTGGTAAGAACTGTATGCCGTATCCGCTAGAGCAACCTACTTCTAAAATGCTTTTACCTAAAAGGTGTTCGTTTGCCCAGATGTAGCGACTAGCCTCTCTGGGGTAAACGGGATCACCTTTTAGGAATACAGCGCGTTCAAAGTTGTTCTCTAATTCCTGTCTTATGTTCATCTTGTCTTTTCATGTTTTATGGCCTTGGATATTCTAGATCAACCAATGTTCCAGATGCTAGGCCAGTTGCAAATACAACACTTGTGCCGCTAGTTACTGTTACATCTGAACCATTTCGCATCAACACACCATTGGCGAATACTTGTATTTTGCCAGAACTGTAGGTTGCTGAAGTGGTAAATGTAGTTTGAGCCGCAGTTGCGGTGAACTGGTCATAAGTCATTCCAGTTGCATTGCCGCTATAGCCTGAGTAACCAGAGAATCCTGATGCACCATTGGAGCCAGTGCCACCAGAATACCCACTGTAACCAGAAATACCAGATGCGCCAACTGCACCTGAGAATCCAGAATAGCCACTAATACCGCTTGCACCATCGGAACCAGTGCCACCAGAATAGCCACTATAACCAGAGATACCAGAGAATCCTGAAGCACCATCAATACCAGAATAGCCTGATGTACCAGATGCTCCTACTTCACCGCTAAATCCACTGATGCCAGAAAAACCTGAATAGCCACTTGTTCCGCTATAACCAGATTGGGTAAACATTACTTGAATCAAGCTGACGATTACAGATGGTGACACTGGAGTTACTGGGCTTGTGCCAGCCGCGTGATGATTTAAGCTTAAATCTGTGCTTGTTCCAGACCAATAAACTTCTACATAATCACCAGAGGTTGTCGATGTCCCTGTAAATACAATAGTTTCAGTTGTTTCGCTAGGCTCACCAACATTCTTCCTTGGTTGCAATGAAATATTGGTTGCAGAATTTGGATAATCACTACCATTCAACTTAATCCAAAATGTTGCATCTTCAACTGAGTTTGCAAGATTTGACAAAGATGCTGTAAGTGTAAGCTGATAAGTACCAGGGTTATTGATGGTAATTCTGCTACCGCTAGTAATGCTTACATTGTTTGCACCATAAGCTGAGTTAATGGTAATTGCTTGTGCAGTATTGATTGTTGCAATTGGTTGATCCGTTGTGTCATAAAACGAACCATAAGCACCAACAGCGCCGCCCAAACCAGGGTTGCCAGAATAACCTGAGAAACCGCTAATACCGCTAAATCCGCTGATACCAGAGAAGCCTGAGTAACCAGAGAAGCCGCTAATACCAGAATCTCCTGAATATCCAGAAACACCAGATCCAGAATAGCCTGAGAATCCGCTGATACCAGATGCGCCAGAGAACCCAGAAATACCAGAGAAGCCTGATTGACCATCAATACCTGAGTAACCGCTAATGCCAGAGAATCCTGATGCTCCAACTTCGCCTGAGAATCCGCTGTATCCACTGATACCAGAAGCCCCAGAATATCCTGATACACCGCTACCTGAATAACCAGAATATCCGCTTATGCCAGATGCACCTGATTCGCCAGACCATCCAGATATGCCTGAAAAGCCAGACTGACCATCAATTCCGCTATAGCCAGAATCCCCAGAATACCCGCTAAAACCGCTAGTCCCTTGTTCTCCTGAGAATCCTGAATAGCCAGAAATACCAGAGCCAGAATAGCCAGAGATGCCGCTAAAGCCTGAGTAACCAGATGTACCAGTTTCACCGCTATAGCCTGAGAAGCCAGAGATGCCGCTTGCACCAGATGGTCCAACAATTTGACCAGCATCATACCAAGCAGAACCATTCCAAACCCAAAGATTGCCATCGGCAGTAACGATGTAAGCATCATTAACTTGGTTGCCAGTAGGCGGTAAATCGCCAACAGTGGCAACTTCACCTTTTACATTAATGGATGTACCTTGCTGGCCTGAATAGCCAGAGAATCCTGAATAGCCGCTGATACCAGATTCCCCAGTTGCGCCTGAGAACCCTGAGTAACCAGAAATACCAGATTGGCCTACAGCACCAGAAAAACCGCTGATTCCTGAGAACCCAGATTGACCAGAGAAACCGCTTACACCAGACCCAGAGTAGCCTGAAAATCCTGATGTACCGCTTGCGCCAGTGGCTCCAACTGCTCCTGAAAAGCCAGATAGTCCAGATGCTCCGCTAAAGCCTGATGTGCCTTGCGCTCCAGAATAACCTGAAAAGCCACTTACACCAGATCCAGAGTATCCTGAAAAGCCAGATATGCCTGACGCTCCGTTTTGACCAGAGTATCCAGAAATGCCTGATGCTCCAGAAAATCCTGAGAAGCCAGATGTGCCAGCACCAGTAGCTCCAGAATAGCCTGAATAGCCGCTAATGCCACTGCCTGAGTAGCCACTATATCCTGATGTGCCAGATGCTCCATTTGCGCCTTGTGCGCCTGAATATCCAGAGTAGCCACTATAGCCAGAAACACCGCTTTGGGCATTTCCGTTTAATCCACTGTAGCCTGAGTAACCAGAGAAGCCTGATGCTCCAGATGCGCCTGTCGCGCCCGCTGGACCAGCAGTTCCTTTGTCAACAACTAAGGTAATTTGATTTGGGTTTTCGTAATTGATTGTTGGCATGGCTAGACCTTAATTATTGACAATTGCATCAGAACGAACAATAAACAACAAGAAAATAATCAAGTCGTTTGCTGGTGTTGTTCCGCTAACTGGGAATGAGATTTTAATGCGGCCTGAAAAGCCAGCACCATTTACGCTAGATATATCCAACTCTGGCTGATTAGCAATCAGATCCCAGGCATCGTCATCTATTACAAGTGTAAATGAACCATCTACATCACTAATGTTTGTAATAGTTAGATCAATTGGAGTTGGAGTTGGGGTGTAGTCACCAATGTCAAATGACAATCCATATCGACTATCGCGAACATTGGTTAATGTTCTGCGAATAATTTGAGCATCAATGGTTGCGCCATCTAAATTTAATGGAACTTCATCGTTATCTAATAACGCTAAATTCCAAAATGTTTTTTGTTGCCAGACCAATTCGCCAGCAATAATTTGATTGTCAAACCCACTTACTTGTGTAAGTGTGTTCTTATTAAAGACTGCCATGATTTCTCCAATTCTCGGTTAATAGGGAATGGCACTCCACTCACCTACGAATCATATCTTGTCTTTTTTAAGATTCTACCCTATTGGTATCTTCTTGAACAGTATTTACTGTCATCCATTTTCCTGTGTAACCCATTGCATTGTTCCTATACCGCACTTGCATTTCCATTGTTCCGTCTGATTTTTGATAAATTCGGAATTCTGGAACCGACCCTGGATATATTCTGCCTTTGTGATATTCAGTCATTTTTGTTAAATATATGAAAAGGACATTTTTTTGGTTTAATAAAAAATTTATTATATAAATCAGATAATTTTTTATATGATTTTGCGCTCCAAGTGTTGCTCATATAATTACAATAAATGTTGTTCCATTCTATTTCTTTAGGGGTTATGTTCCTTATTTCCATATTTGGCATATTCCCAGTATTAATAGGAATTAAATGACATAAAGCAGTCCCAGCTTTTAAAATATATTCCCCGTTAAAACCATGCCAATATAGAATTGGATTAATTTGGTTGCAAATAGAAGAATCAACAATTCCAGTTGCGCAAGTAAAAGGTTGTTCTTGCTGATAGTTTATTGGCAACATCAACATTTTCCAACCTTTTGGCATTTTGACTGCCCATCGTGTATTTATTTTTATAGCCGTTTTTAAAGTATTATGTGGCACTGGTAAAACATCCCCAAACAACCTACCAGTAAAATATTTAATTTCTGGAATAAGGTCATTTGGAAGCATTGATGCTACTGTTACACC